TTCTTGGCGTCTTCCAGGTAACGCAGGGGATTATAATCCGTGGAACCCAGATTACGTTGGATGTCATTCCAGGACTTTTCCAAGCCACAATATAGGTCGAACTTTGGCGTCCAACCAGATGCATCCCTGAACTTCTGTGAGCTTAGTCGATGGTTACCCAAGTAGTCGGTTCCTGGGTGCCATTTTACCACACCCTTTAGATCCTTGCACGAGATCTCGCTCATCATCTCGACGATCTTACCTGTATTTTCAGGTGTCTCCGCTGCGACGTTCCAATCGTCGTTCCAGAGCTCCTTGTCGACCACAGTTGCAACCGCATCGCAGAAGTCCTCCACCCGCATGTAGTCCTTGATCTTCTTCGGATCGAGGAACATGTCGATCTTCTCCTTGCCATGTGCAGCTCCGAAGAACCCCTTCGCGATCAGGGAGTTGTTGTCACCCACTCCACCGTAGCAGAAGAGAGGCCGGACGATCGACCACTTCGTGCTGTGTGCACGGACAATGTGCTCACCTGCCAGCTTCAGCGAACCATACAAAGTCTGAGGACCGTGTGAGGAACGCTCAGCGATCCAGGAACTCTGATACAGGTCAGTGTTGTAGATCACAGTTGTCCCCAGATAGAGGACTGCTGCCCCTGCTTTCTCGGCAGCACGGCAGATGTTGTACGTGCCTGTCACATTTGTCAGCGTGGCCTCATTAGGATTGAGAGCAACGACGTCAGTGCCTACCGCTGCAGCATTGTGGACCACCACATCGACGCCAAGGCGCTTGATCTCACGAGACCAGTCTTCTTCGCTATTACGATAAACACAGTGCTCTCCAGTTGGTAGCATGTGTCTTAGACGCAGTCGATCAGAATCGATCACCTCGTGATCAATATCTGCAAATGCAGGTGGAAGGTTGGACGCAATGAAACCTCGGTGACCAGTAATGAGTATCTTCATACACTCATTATAGCACCGAGGTCTCTATTTTACACCAGCGACCGCTGGTTATCTAACTTCCTCAACCGCGCTTCTTGCCCTTTGATTTAGGGGTTGGATAGTCAACGCCCTCTTCGTCCTCGAAGAACATGATGCCAGTTGATTGATGGAGTGGTTCCCACCTGTCGTTCTCATCGAGATCACTCTCGTCGTCACGTGACATCGGAGCACCTTTCGCAACAATCTTTGCAGCTTGAACGACTGCAGCAGGCTCGTCAGCCCACTTAGCGAGATTTGCGAGCTGCTTGTAGGACGCGCCCTTCTTGACTGCGTTTACCATTGAAGGTGTGGCACGGTACTCCTTACCCTTGTACTTGCGTGTCTTGGAGCGACCGCCCTTCTTCTCGTGGAGGTTATCTTTCTCCATCTCATACATGAGGTAGTCGTGGACCGTGTCAATCATGTAGGAGGCGACTGCGATCTTCTCTTGGACCCACTCAGGAAGATCATCACGATCACCGATTTCATCATGGAGCTCAAGCGACTTCTTAGACATCATGAAGAGATTTGACTTAATCATTCCGGTCTCTTCATAGACGTTCGAGTCCTCGTAGTCGAAGTTGCCCTCTTCATCTACGTCAGTGTCGTAGTCTTCCTCTGGAACATCTTCGTCTGCGTCATCTTGACCAAACTCATAGCCCTTCTCAAATGAAGCAACACGATCTTTGTGCATGTCTTCATCTTCTTCGTCTTCATCATCAATAACTTCTGCATCAATCTCTGGCATGTCCTCATCTTCCATGAGATAATGCATCTCTTTGAGGACCATCCTACGAAGGGCTAATCTATTCATACGCATGTGCGCTCCTAGCAGATAACTATCCTCTAAGAGCGCACAATATCCTTGCTACTCGATCAAACCGCTGTAGCTGCGTGAGATCAGCTTGCCTTCTCGCTTGCAGTGTGCAAGATACACACGGAGGTCATCGAGTGAAGTACAGACAGCGACACCGCTTGCTGAGAGCATGAGATTGAACTTGGCACCTGGTGGAAGGCCTGCACAGAAGTAGACAATAGGCTTGTTGCGTGCGTAGAAGTAACCTGCCTCCCAGATCGAACCCATGTCCTTGTTACGGGTGTTGCAGATCATCCAGTCACACTTTTCAAGATGCTCGACGTTGCCGTCGAAGATCTGCTTCTGAGTGTCATTGCTGGCGGTCGCCTCAGCGATCGCATAGTCCTTGGGAGAGAAGTAGTCGAGCTTGAGATCCTCGAGGACACCCTTGATGTCCTCAACTTCCTGGAGCCACTCTGGAGAAAACCAACCACTTGCAATGTAGACGTTATTCATGTTTTTACCTCACTTCTATTATAGTTGAAGTGAGGGTAATTTTTCACAACGAAGTCTAAAATCCTCTACGGATTAACTCGCGCAAGTCGTCGGCTGTGATAGGCTTGCCATCAACCTCAGCGATAGCTGCTGACTTAGTTGCAGGCTTTCTGGGTGCCTGAGCGGTCGGACGTTGCACAGTATTTTCAACCATTGGTGCCTGCTGTGGCCGCTGTGCAGTGACGATTGACGCTGTGACGCCCACCTTCTTGGGCGCTGTCCTAGACGTGTGCTCTGCGACGACACGAACTGACTGTTCAAAGCTAGCATCGAATTGAAGCGGGGTGAAGTACCGATCGTCAATCATTACTTCGAGCTGTGCACTGTAGTTTCCCTCTTTCATGAGATTCTTCATTGTTGGCACAACGACAGTAACTTCACCCGTTGTTGACTGCACACCGTTAAATGCATACGAGAAATCTTTTGTCTCAAAGACAAGACGATACTTGGGTGTGCCAGGCTTAGAGCCTTCAATAGAGACGTTAAACTTTAATTCGTTATCCTGATCTAGATAAAGGGAAATGTCGCTCATTGTCCTCTCAATACTTTGTACTCACCCATAACTATCTTGTACGGTGAGCTATTTCGTGTTGCTGTATCTAGAAGATTAACATCGATGTTAATCTTCTTTTCCACAATCAATTTTGTCATTTTATTGTAGACAGTATTATTTAGAGGCATCTCATTGATTGACTGCAACATCGCAGAAATTTTATAGATATTGACTTCATCATCAAAGATGAATTCGTTCTTGCTTGAACTACCGCCTAATTTCTTTCTAATCTCTGCAATAGTATCGTCAAAAGATAGAAATGCTCTAACAATGACAGCCGATGCTGACCCGCCGAAGCCACGTGTTAAATGCCTGATGGGTGAGAATCTTGCTTTTGGCACCTTAGTTAGCTACCTTTGACAACTACAACTATGCTATTGTCGCATCCTGCAGCTGCCAAAACACCAGAGCTCGGAGTGACAAAGTCATAGGGAATTAAGCCCCAATAATTGACATGTCCTGCAGCGTCGATCATCCCAGTCATGTATCCAGATGTTGCAAAGAAGTGTCCCAAGCGCTTATTGGGATCTGTCACTTTAATAAATGAACCGCCGTTGGCAGTTGTATTCCAGGTTGAAGTCACACCTTCGTACATGCCTGATGTTGCAATATCATGCAGTTTGCTAATTTGTTGCGAGTCGGCCTTGCCCCATCCGATGATGGTACCGTCTGCCTGAATGGCATAGAATGTTGTTCCTCCTGCCGCGTGGATGGACACCGGAGAGACCTGTGCCTCTTGTGGCACGACAAGTGCATTGTGGTTTGAAAGTCCTGTAACCTTAATGACACCACCCTGGAGCGCGATTGCGTTGTAGCGCCCGACTGCAACCTGTGTTACGCCCTGATTCCATGTGCTTATGTTATAGGTGACACCTGACGAGCTTCCGCGACGGTGGACTTTTCCATTGTTATCAATAAAGAGAGTTTCATACCACGAAGAGAAGATGTCAATTATTCCAGTCAAGTCTTCATTGTCGAATCTATTGTTGGCAGGATCGCCCCAGCCGAACACGGAACCGTCAGCCTTGAGTACATAAGCAAAGCTGAGACCTGCTGTGATCTTAGACACATTAGATAATGCCTCATCTGGCACGTCTGTTAACCCATATATGTCTTCGGTGCCCCACGCATGAACTCTACCCGTGTCATCAAGTGCAAGAGCAAAGTTGCTCCCAACTGAAACTTGTACAATATTAAAGTCACTTAAAGTGCTCGGAACCGGGCCAAGTTGATCGAGATCAGATTCTCCATCAACAGGTAAAATATGGATAACTTGATTTCTTTGTGGTGTAGCTGGGGGTGTTGTAGATGTATCCTTAACTGTAATAGTGCTTGTTGCCACGATATCGCCATCTGGGCCTCCTAGACGAAGATTGACTATAAATGTCTCGTCACCTTCGGTCAGCAAGTCATCAGCGAGTGCAAGTGTAAATGTGCCTGTCCCACTAACAAGAGGAACAATTCCTGAATTATTAACGGCAGATAGAAGCCTAAAGTCACCTGCTGAAGCCGCGCTTGCAACGGGCTCCAATGTCCAATAGAGCTTATTGACCAGACGATTCGTTGCAACTGAAAAATTAACTACATCTCCTTCTTTTGGATTTGTGTCTGAGGGCGACAGTTCATAATTGGGTGGATTATCTGTAGGAGGATCCGTAATGGGCGGTGGATACTCAGGTGCATTTATTTCGTTGACAACGCGATCAAAAACTTCTTCAAGTGATGGCTTTCCATTGCTGTCCATCATTGCATAAGAAACAAGCATATTCTCGCCTGTCTCATCATAGAAAGTCATTTCTGCTGTTTCTTTCTTGAGTGCCCAGCGCCCTGCCTGCAACCCTCTAAGGAAGCTGAGCTGACTGAAGACATACTTCATCTGCTCGAGCATGACATCATTGTTGTCGTAGTAATTATACTCTTCAGCTGCATAGGACGGGCGCGCTTGTCCAGTGTCCCATAGCACCGTGCCGCGGAACTGGTCTGGAAAACAGACCATTGCTGCATAGATGCCTGTGCCTTCACCCACTTCATGCACGCCTCTTTCTGTGCGTGCATGCACAATCGCGCCTTTTGTGTTTAGAAGACAATAGCCGACGTGACGAAGGCCCGACTTCGTCGTTCCAAAATTAACTGTTCTATTGACTTCACAAGGCATGTTTAAGCTTTCCCATCAAATTCAGTTTGATTTTTCTCAACTTCTTCTTGAGCTTTTCGAACAACTGATAGCTTCTCAGGACGTGTGCCGGGTTTACGATTGCGCCCATTGATAGGCTCTACACCCAGCTTAATCATGTCAGCAACCGTGTCAATGCGTTGCAAATCACCAATACCGGTGTCCCATGCCGCATTTAATGCTGACATTGATGACTCAATTGCCTCATGCTTCCCTTTGCCATAAAGCACAGCATCTCGTGTTGACGTGACATCTTGACCAATAATCTCTTCGATCTTGTCTAGCGTCGTCCACATAATAATCTCGCGTTCCTCGACAGATTTGCCAATACACGATTTCCTGCATGCCTTGACCATCGAAACGATTTTTTTCTGGATTGCACTAGCGACGTCATGAATGATGGAGTCTCTATCAATTGACTTCAAGATCTCAGACTTGTCAGTTTCTTGTGCTGAGATAAAGCCACTAACAATATTCTGGATATCGATCAGGGCAACTGTGTCTTTATTTTTTGCGTCCATGCGCTTAATTTATAATGCAAACACAACGATTAAACTTTAACGTGAAATACGCTCGGGTCGAGTTCCTGGTCGCCGCTTTTCCCAAACCCTATCGGGACGTGCAGGTGACACTCTTGTGTATTGCGTGCCATTAGGGCAACCTGCTTTTACCCAATTGACAATATCAAGAGCAATTTGTGGACTAAGATCGAGGCCCATGTTACTTGCTGCCATGACAAGCATATTGCACCTAATCTCATCTTGGTCGTGGTGATTAAGCCAGATAATCTCAGGCGTGCGCTTAATCTTGTCAATCTTTCCCTCAAGGCGTGTTGTAAGTTCCTCAAGTGGTCTTGTGTGACGAGTTTCGTCAAGCTCAATATCGATGTCCAGCTCAAGCGCGATCTCAATGATCCGCCCTTCGTCGGCATCTTTGGCAGCTGACATCACATCTCGATACAGGCTTTCGTAGTAAGCTTTTACATCGTCTGTGAGGTTTGCCGTCCTGTCTGGATGTGTCTTAAGGGCAATTTTTCTGACGATCTTCTTTAGATCTGCCTCGAGGTTGATGGCAGGGATTTCGTCTTCTTGCGACGGAAGAGGCGGATCCACAACAGATCCGCTCTCGTGCGACTGAATCTTTTTACCACATCTCGCAAATATCTCAAAAATCGCGTTGCTAAGCTCCCACTTGGCACGCGCATGCGCTTCTTCAACTTCTTCGAGCTCAACACGAAGGTACTGCAGCTTGTAGGTTAGCTTTTTGAGCTTTTTTGAGGTATCCACAGCTGTTCACTTTAGATCGTCTTGACCCACTTGATAGCAGCAACTGCTGTCTTGCCTAGCAGGTAGGGCCACTTCCATGCGCCACGCACGTCATCAAAGTGAAGCTTTGCCTGCGCAGTGATCGTATTCTTCAAGTTCTTATCACGTGTGAGATCATTTTGACGCTGCAGAGTGCTGATCTCGAGAATGTTATAGCCTGCAAAGATTAGACCTCCAGCAACGTATGATGCAAGAATGTCAATTAGAATGTTTGCCATAATGATGTCTCCTGTTCTATACATATCACAAAAATGGGCCGCACACTCACGTGTGCGGCCCAAATTTTTGCCTCAGCTAAGAAGCGTGCGGCCTAAACCGCAAGCGACTAGAACTCGCGGAAGCGGACCACGTCGCCGGCCTTGAGGACGAACTTGAACTGGACCTTTCCGCCAACGAATGCGAAGTCGGAATTCCAGATCATCTGCTGGCCGTTGAGGAACACGTCGTAGTTTGCTGCTGCCTTGCCTGCGGGCATGACGAACTCGGAGCCGGAGTAGCCGGTGAGGTCGCTGTCTGCTGCGAGGTCTGGGCCGTTGGGGACCACTGCCACGAAGATGCGTGTTGCCTGTGTTGCAATCTTGCTGCTGAGTGTGGTGATCTTGCCGTCGAGGACGCCCTCGGCTGCAACTGCACGTGTTGTCTCTGCATTGATTGCTGCCAGGAGAGTAGCCTCTGCAGCCTCTGCGCGGCTCTTCTCTGCAGCGATCTTGCCGTCGAGGACAACCTCGGCTGCCTGAGCGCGGGAGACCTCGGCTGCGAGGCCATTGGTCAGAACGAGCTCTGCTGCCTGTGCACGAGACACCTCAGCTGCGAGAGCTGTGGTGAGTGCTGCCTCTGCTGCGAGAGCGCGGGCTTCCTCAGCATTGACGTCAGCGATGCGGTTTGCAATCTCTGAGGCGAGGTTGTTGGTGAGGACGAGCTCTGCAGCCTCTGCGCGGCTCTTCTCTGTGGAGATCTTGCCGTCGAGTGCAGCCTCTGCAATGAGGCGTGCATTGTACTCAGCTGTGATCTTGCCGTCGAGGACGCCTTCAGCTGCCATTGCGCGTGACTCTTCAGAATTCACGTCAGCGATGCGTGCTGCAACTTCTGCTGCGAGGCCGTTGGTTAGAACGAGCTCGGCTGCCTCTGCACGTGACTTCTCAGTGGAGATCTTGCCGTCCAGGATGCTTTCGGCGGCCTGGGCGCGGGAGACCTCGGCTGCGAGGTTTGTGGTGAGAGTTGCATCGGCTGCAATGCGTGCTGCGTTAGCGGCTGCGATTGCTGCATCGTGTGCTGTGTCTGCGGCTGCGCGAGCTGCCTCTTCTGCATCGATCTCGGCCTGGAGAGCTGCCTCTGCTGCCATTGCGCGGATGCGCTCGCCGTCGATGGCTGCAAGGAGTGATCCAGATGCTGCGAGGAGAGCTGCACCGGAGTCAACACGGAGGCGGCCAAGGGCACCGATGAGGCCGAGGCCGTCTGCCCATGCGCCTGGTCCGAAGACTGGAGCGAACTCGCCGACCTTGCTGAGGTCCATAGGAGCAGGCATGAAGCTGTCCTTGAACTGCACCTTGCCCATTGAGTCGAGTGCGAGGCCGTCAGCTGAGCCGTGAACGCCCATGCTGTCGACGAGCATCTTGTCGCCGGCCTTGAAGTCGACAGACTTGACGCCGTCAGAGATTGCCCACTTGCCTGCTGTGTTGTCCCACACCATCTTGTGTGAGCCTGCATCGCTGCCGAGTACGAAGCCTGCGCCGTCCTTGGAGGCGAAGCCCTTGGCCATGACGATACGGTCGTCTTCGACAATGAGGTTGGTCGTGTCGAGTGTGACTGTGTTGCCCTTGACAGTGAGGTCGCCCCACACGGTGAGGTTGCCTGTGCCTTCTACGCCGTTACCGACGACGAAGTCACCCTTGCTCTGGCCAGTGCCCTGGACCACGAGGGTGCCGATGCTTGCTGGACCTACGATGGTTCCAGAAGCTGCGGTTGCCATGCCGGTCACGTTGATTGAGGCACCTGTGATAGCGCCACCTGCGGTGTTCGTGAAGGTTGCTGTGGTAGCTGTGACGCCAGAGAGGCCGCCGACTGAGAAGCCGTTACCCTTGACGTTGACGTCGAGGCCGAGGCGACCGTCAGCTTCCTTGCTGATGAGTCCGCTGATGTCTGTGAGGCTGAGCTCTGCACGTGACTCGTAGGTTGCACCACCGACGGCAGCCTTGATGGCTGCCTCTACGGCGGTGAGTTCCTCACCGAGGTGTGACTTACCTGTGCCCTTGATCTGGCCCTGTGAGAGCTTGGTATTGGGGAATGACATGATTTACTCCATTAGAGTTTATACTTTGACGCTCGCTGAGGACACCACGTCTTCATTACGCGTCCCCTAACATCATCTCTAACGAAGTGCGGCTTGCGCCGCGACGACATGTCTATATATGCTTGACAGGCTCTTTTATTCAAAATAATTTTAATTTATTTTGTGCGAGAATTTACAGCCTTTTTTAGTGCTCGAAGATTAGCATCGTATGCGGAAAATTCGCTATTTGCAAAATCAATTGCAAGTGAATCTGCGCATCCCGTATCTTCAAATTCAAATTCGAACTTTCCTGCTCCCGTCTTAGATGCAGATATAAGTTTCATGCCACGCAGTTTTAGAAATGCTGCGAGTGACAGATCAGACGTCTTGTAGATCTTCATTGTGCGCTCTTTTATCCTGTCTCTAAATATCACACAGTCTGTGTGACAACAAGACAATTATTAATATGAATAACTAGCAAGCAAAACGTCAGTCGAATCTACGTAGTTATTGAACGTGATGATCTGGCTGTTGATGTGGTAGTCATTGTCACCCAGCATGACGCCTCGTAAAAGAAGCTGCCCGTTGAGGAAGATCATAACATCATTATTGCTCGTCGGAGCGTTCTGCAATGTTACAGTGCCATCGGGTTGCAGTGTTAGACGCTCACCAAACTTATACTGTTTCATCACGAGCGCGCGTGAATATGAAGCGATGAGCTTGTCGTCTTGTCTAAGCGGACTAGGCAGAATGGTGATCAGTCTATCATTAACAGTATAGTCTTCACCGTATGTCAGAAGCTGGCCGTTGAGCCAGAGTTGAACTTCACTGACATTTGTCGGTGTCGAGGCCAAGTTAAAGTGTATTCCATTTGACGCTTCTGGAACAAGAATACGCTCATTAAAGACAATCTCATTGACATACTTTTTTGCAACCTGTGCTGTTATGCTGTCAATGTCAGCGTGAATTTCAAGCTGACCAATCGAGGATGTGGTGACTGCAAGGACACCTTTCCCAATGATGTATGGGTCACCACTCGGGAGTGATTGCAAACTACCGGTTAGACCGCCATTGAACGTCGCAGGACCTGTAAAGTCTGCTCCTTCTAGGCTTGGGATGTGTGTAAAATCAATCCCTAGATCTAGTCTGCCACTCTGAATTGTCCTTGTGAGCCCTGTCGTTGTGCTTAAAACAAGCTCATTATCAAAAACACCTCCTGATCCCGAATACACAAGTACCGGGGCCAGGAGGTGTTCGTCTACTACTCTAACTGCAGGCATTCAGTTGGGCTCTTCTCTTTAATATAAAGTGCCCAACTAAATATTAAATGCCTCGTGTGTTCTTGTAGTTGGTGACGATCGTGTCAATCTCAGCAAGAGTCTCGTTCCAGAGCTTCCGGAAGTGAGGGACGCCGCCACCTGTACCGTTCATGTCATCACGGGTTGCCTGGTAGATCGTGTCGTCTGGATGGTAGGTGAGGTGCTTCTCACTGTCCTCATCGGGCCAGTAGAGGTTCGTACCAGTGCCATTCCGGAACGTCTTGATGTAGTGCCAAGCAGGCTCGCGAAGGTTGATCGCAACATGCGCCTCAGGGAAGACACGAAGGATCTCGCGTGCCATGAGAGCGGCAAGCATGTTGTCCTCCTCAGGCTGGATCTGCTTGTCCTGGCGTTGCTTGATGAAGCCAAACGCGTCACGGATGTTCATGCGCATGTAGTAGAAGGTCTCAAGGCACTTGGGCAGGACGTGGCGTGCATCCATTAGACTGATCTGCTTGGAGTCAACCATGTCCGTGTAGAGCTGCTTTGCCTCCTGGACATGTGCCTGCCAACGGGCGTAGAACTCAAGGCTGTTCTGGATGGAACCAGGGACAAGGCTGCGCTCATGTGAGAGCCAACGGTCACCGGTGCACTGTGCTGCAAAGGAGCCTGCACGGTGACGGATGAGGTGGGTCACAGTCTGCGTGTCAATTCCACCGACGAGGAAGGTGAGACCGATCAGCTCCATTGCTGCTGGAAGAGCGCGACCTGCAAAGACGTCCTCAAGGGTCTTACTAAGCTCAGCCTCAGTTGCGTCCTTGTAAGGAACATGCTGGTCAGCCCAGGTGGACTTGACGAAGCAGTAGACTGCCTGGCGGATCGACTTGGGATCAGGTGCATCGACCAGCTCGAGCTTGAGCGCATCAAGACTGTTGACGAACTCAGTAGTTGGTTCCTCGCCGAAACGAATTGCCATAGGAAGAGTGATAGGCTTGAGATTAGTGTCTTGTGGCATTGATTTCCTCTTTGATTCGATTTAGTTGTAGAAGTAGTTGATCTGGATCTTCGTATCGAGTGACGCCATCGACGCCAGCCAATGATGCATTATAAGACAGCGCAGGCGAAAGTACAAGTAAACCGTGATTTGCGTACTCTGCAGCGTGCTTTGGTGAGTCATCGACGCATGCTGCGACGTGTCCGTAAAACTGACTCTGTACGATCCACCTGTACTTCTCGCCGCTGAAGGCGAGGCCGTCAAATGGTACGCCCATCTCAGAGATCCAGTGGTAAGTGTCGTAGAGACAGATCAGGTTCTGGTCGGGTCGTGCTGTCAGAAGCTGAACCCAAAAGCCCATGTCTTGGGCTGCTTTTAGGACGGCACGGACTCCTTCGATAGGCTCAATTTTACGAAGACGCCGCTCGCTGATGAAGTCCTTGAACGACGCCTCCGGATTGATCCCGCGCTCCTTCAGTGGAGAAGATGCATAGTACTCTGGATAGTCCAGAGGAATATCAATGTTGTGACTGTCGCGAAGCCACTCAAAGTAGTCCTTCCTGAAGTGCGCGATGACATCATCAACATCGACAATCAGGACGGGTCTACCGTCCCACTTAGCGTTCTCTACCCGATGACGCATGTGTAGGAAGGTGTCTTTGTCATTGAACGCTGTCACGACTTCATCAGCTTCATAGCCCCAGACATTCATGATTGCCAGGAGGTAACGCATCACATCGATTGACTCGTACAGGATCTTCTCACGATCCGGTGTCTTCCGGTTCGCGTGATGGTCCTTGAAGTTGATCGAGCTAACTAGATCTGCAACTTCAGCGTGAAGTGCCAAAGCGAAGGACTTCGTCATCTCCTCTCGCTTCTCATCATTAAAGCTAGATGAGTCGTAGAAAAGATCTGAGAAGTCCTTCTGGCGCTGGAGAATCTTCTTGATGTCCATCAGTACCTGTTCTTAATGCGATCGTGGATAATTTGGTCTTTCTTCTTGAAGACCTCGTAGAGGTCTTCAGCTTCAACGTCCATCAAGATTAGAAGCGTGAAGAAAAAGTTAAAAGCGTCGACCATCTCTTCCTTGAAGGCTTCAACATCGACAGGATCTGTGATGTCAGTCACGCGATGTGGCTTCGTATTCTTCAGGTGCTGAAGTGCTTCAAAGATCTCCTCGACACCGCGCAGTGCAAGATCTCTGAAGTGCTGCTGAGACTGCTTGCTGCTGAGATCAATCGGCTGGTGTGGATACGCATTAGGCACATGCGCAGACAGCGCTGCCATGAACTCTTTGCGCATCTGAAACATCTGGTCGAGCTTATCCATTGTCACTCACTCTGGTCGGAGTTCGTCTGCGCTGCGAGAGTCTCGATCATCCTGTTGAGATTGCGCTCGAAGTTCTCAATGTAGTCTGGTGTGGGCTCAAGCTGCTCACCATCGCCTACGCGCAGCCGGATTGTGCGAAGGTTGTCAACGATGTCAGTGCCTGTGATGATCGCAACCTGTAGAAGCTTTGCGATCTGCCCAATTGTCTCATCTGATAGCCTGTAACTCATGTTTGCTCCTCTGGAACCCAGAATGTTGTGCGGCCCTCGGGTGAAGTGAAGGATTTCACATCCCACCCTTTAGGATCCTTGTCTTGATTATAAACAGCGAAGCGGCGACTGTATTGTCCTTTCTCGCCGTCAAATCCCTGAAACGTGTAGATCGTTGCGCCACCCGTCTGGTAGGATGCGCGAATAACTGCCTTGATCGTCTGATTGAGACGTGCGAGCTCCTCGTCCGTCATGGTGTTAACATGACGCATGGGTGAGATGCCTGCAAAGTAGAGACTCTCAGATTTAAGGTAGTTTCCCACGCCACAGATCACTTTCTGATCCATCAGGTTTTCTGTGATCACACGCTTGTTTCGCTTGCGCATTCTTGCGACGAACACATCATCTGGAACATCATCTGCAAGCATGTCAGGTCCGAGCTCATCAAGCTTCGCCTGGAGAGCTTCCATCCCGTGGACGTACTTCAGAGTTCCAAAGTTACGTGGATCGTTGAAGAACACAGATGACCCATCGTCCAGGAGAAACTGCGCTCTGCTGTGTTTGTGCTGTGTCTTTGACCAGCCACCCGTCATACCCAGAGTGTTCCAGATTACCCAATTATTCTGGAGTGTTAGGTATATAAACTTGCCCTTACAAGATGTGACAGACACATTCTGGGGCAGCTCCGATGAAATTTCTGCATGACCCTCAGGAGGTCCGTGCCTCGTGTATCGACCACCCAAATAGTTGATGCCGACGATTGCCCGACCCTGCAACGCACGGCCAAGCGACTCAGATACAATCTTGACTTCTGGGCCCTCAGGCAACGTCGTTTTCCTTTTTGTGATTATAAAAGTTTTTGACTGATTCAGATATTTTTTGTTTTTGATCATTATTCATTTTTCTTCCTTTCACGGGAGCCTCAGGCGGTCCTCCTCGTCGAATCATTCCTAAGATTGCTTTGTGTCCTACATTCCACATCTTTCCTATTTTTGATGCTGACATTCCTGCCTCATATAACTTTTTAATCGCAGGATAATCATCTTCTGTGAGCCTTACAGGCTTTCTTCTTTTGCTATAAAAGTCGCCTTTAAAATCTTTGGATGTGAGTCCTTTATTCCAAGGAACTCTACCTTTTACTGCATTGGCGACATTTTCTCTCCATTCGGGAGGAAGACCAGCATCGCCGTAAAATACCTTCATACTATCGCTAATCTTTTCTTTCGTTTCATCAGAATGCTTATCACCTGCGCCCATTCCGCCTGTATCGTTACTCATGTTATAAAAATCAGGAGAGTTTTTGCAATCAAGTTTTATAAGCCATTCTTTTTCAAGATCAATAGCCTCTCTCAGAGAGGCACTATTAGGAAGTTCTTCTAAAATAGTTCTCTCAAAATTCTCGAAACCGTATTTTCTAATTGCTTGCTTTAAAAGAACACCTGATCCAAGATAACCCGACTCCCATCTCTCATCTTTGGAACATCTACCAACATACTTTTTTCCATTGATAAGGTTGGTTGTCATGTATATTCTGTGCATTTAACCTCCTAGCAATAGGTATCTATGCCTGAAGGTTTTGCTATACTTTGTTAATCCACTTCCAGTAGTTCTTCAATGCACCGTCCTTGGGTTCTGGAATCTGTGCCCAGCGGTGCAGGCAGAAGATGTCGTAAGCTGCAGCAGCGTACTCACCCACGCCTGGTAGAGATTTTACATCAACCCCGTCCCACCGCACGTACGACTGTGAGAGCTTGACCAGCGTCTTACTTCTGCGATCTGCAAGACCAAGAATGGAGATCATGTCACGGATCTCTGCGGGATCCGCATGTGATGCTGCATCTGCTGTGGGCCATCGATCGAAGAACTGCCACATGTAGGGCTCTGCGACGACACGCTTTGTTAGATTACAGAAAATGCAGACGATCAGGACACGCCATGGATCGTACTGCACTGTCTCTTGGATCAGGTTATAGGGTGACTTAGGTGCGTTCACACACTATGGTAGAATATTTCTTTAGGTTTTACAACGTAACCAAAAGCTTCTAGCGTGTGCTTGAACGGATCTCCCGGGATGTCACGAACAAGCTGGAGCATCTCTTCAGCCAGCCAGCAGATCTCTCGCTGTGCGTCTGGTTTTAATCTTAAACCAAGAAAGTGATTAAAGCTACGCCAGTTGAACATTACATCCATCGTGATCTGATTACCGTAGGGCAAGTAGAACCTCGCCGTCTCTTTAGCACGCTTACGATCCATTCCACTTTTCACAAGTCTGTCAAGAGTCTCATGGTATCGCATGAGAGCATCTTCCATGAATGCGATATAACGTGTTTGCTCTTCAAGAGACCAATCCTTCGGGAGGTAGTATTTGTCGTCCTTCAGCTCTTTATAACGCGCGCTTTCAGCGTTGATAGAAACACCAATGCGATGCTTGAGGAGCTGGATATGAACACTCGTATCCACCGTTACTAAGAATTGTAGACTCGACTTTTCAAAAACTGTATGATGTCCCTGATCTGCGAGCATTTTCAGAAGTTGTGGGATTCTGTTGCGCTTCTCGTTGGTAATTTCTCGTGATGTTGACGTCCACGCGGACAACGCATGTGTTTCATCTGATCCATACCACCCAGTAAGCTGAACCTTATTGTCTTGGAATGACATAGCTTATTCTCCACCCATTTATGGTTTTGTCACGATCTATGATTCTAGAAATAGAAGAGTGAGAAATTTGATATTGATTGTTGACCAGTCTTTTGGCAAGTCTACCGATTGATGATTCTTCAATAGCTTCACCTGATAACTCATTGACAGCGCGACATGGTCGAGCATTATGCGGTAATTCACCTTTTGGGTGACCTTTACATCGTGGGTCACCGGCACGTCCCTTGTTCCACCGTTCTTTTTCAAGCATATTTTTCATTCTGGACCGCTTGTGCTCTTCTTCTTCTTTCTTTCCAAAGTGCGGGTTCTTAGAACCCTTTCTAGCCTCAGACATCATTTTACGCCAAGCTTGACCTTCATCAGTCTTAAGCCACTCTTTGCGCTTTTCACTCATTTTTAGACGGGTTTCGGCGCGTCCCTTGAAACCCTCACCACCATCAGTTAAATTGCATATTGTATCTTTGTGGTACTTAATCATCTCTATTTCATACGAATAAGCATTTTGCTCATTATCAAATTGTTTGATAATCTCTACAACAGGCTGTTCACCTCTATCCCAAATTTTTGAAATCAATCTAAGAAGATGCAAGTTGTGTGAACCACATTTTGCAGGTTTACCTCTATTGACCCAAGTTTTTGCACGATAAAGATGTGCTTTGCATCGATTGTCTTTGCCTTTTCCAATATAGAAAACACGTCCACTGCATGGATCAGAATATGAATAGACATACCACATAGCATTTTACCTCATCATTAAGTATCTTAATGAATATGAGTTGCTATGTTATCATAAAAATTCATGTCCATTCTCTGCCAGCATTTTGAGGAGAGAGGGGATTCGTGACCTCTTCTCTTCCGTGAGGTCCCGACTTGTGCTCGTCCAGGCTGACAGTGCGTGTGCCTCGTCTCCACCGTACCAGCCGATCAATTCTACTTTGTTGTCCTGAAATGGCATTTCTTAATCTACTCCGTATAAAAGTGTCCCATGTCATCTCAAACAGCCATTGGGACACTATGCCTATGATCGTTCCAATTGTCAGTGCGCGTGTCGTAGTCGATACGCTACCTGTAAAGTGATAGATGACAAAGAAGCTAAGCGTGACGGATATAATCCGCCACGCAATAACTTTTACAAAGATCTCTGCTCTTTTACTCAAACTTGTACTTAACGTCCACAGTTAGCATCATCTCTGGCACTTTGACATGGTTAACAAGACCGATCTCTTTTGCCTCCTCAGGCTCGAGGTACCAGTCGGCGTGCTTCTTGGTGTGGATCTCATCGAGGAAGTAATCCTCGTCCTTGCCGATGTTCTGTGCCATGATCTTGAGGATCTTCTCATTCAGACGATCGGTCTCCTTCGCGTCCGCTTTGATCTCTTCAACCTTGCCACGATTGCCGCTGGCGACCTCGTGAATCATGATTGTGGAGTGTGGAGATGCATAACGCATGCCCGGCGCGCCACAGGTGAGGAGTACTGCACCGCAGGACATTGCCTTGCCTTCGACAATGGTCGCGACAGGAACACGTGATGACTTAATAGCATCGATCATAGTCATAAGTGAGTAGACCTCACCGCCATAACTGTCGATCACGACAGGAATGACACTCTGCCCAGATGACTGGGCGATCGACATGTGCTGATTAAACTCCTTGGCAGCATCCTCATCAAACTTGTTGACGCGGATGACGATGGGAGGAGCGCGAAGTTCGCACTCCTTAACGAGGGGGGATACGCGGGTGATGATGTTCATGTAGTTATTATACCTCTTGTGTTATTTGTTTACAAGAAAGGCTGCCCGAAAGCAGCCTTTCATTGGTTCTAGCTTAGATCAAGAGCACTTGGAAGAGCCACAGCTGCTACAGGTGAGACATCCCTCCATGTAGAATACCTGGTCACTACCACACTCCTTACACTTCTTCTCATTGGTTGACTTTGTGCCATCTGGAATGTAACCCTTAAGTACGCGCGCGATGCAGCGTGCGTATGCGAACATGTCTGACTCCTTGTCCTTCTGGAGCTGGTCAACGACAAAGTTAACAGGGACACCGTGACGGAGGGCCAAAGAGATTGTTCTAGAGAACGCGCCCTGTGTTGGATTGGCAAACAGATTGGCAACGTCCTTGAAGAGAATCTCATCGTCGGATCCAACTGGAACTCGAAGATTATAAGTTGAGATCCCGTTCACCTTGCCATTCTTGATCAGCGTGCCTGTCTTAGTCTTCTTTGGAACCTCGATGTGATTTGCAAGACCACTAAAGACTTCGTAAGGCATACCGTCCTTGAGACCCACAAGAACCATCCAGGACTGCGTCTTACCTGCGTCATCCTTCACATTGACACGATGGATGTCACACTGGAGCTCCTTGGGGCGCTTTGGGTGAACGTCGGCTGCAGTCTTGGGCTTCTCTTCCTTCTTCTCCTCTGTAGAGATGAGGACACCTGTTCTGCAACCGTCGCGGTAGACTGTGAATCCCTTGCAACCCTCTTTCCAGGCTCGCATGTAGACGTCATTGACTGTCTCACGTGTTGCAGAGTTTGGAAGGTTGCAGGTCTTGCTGATGCTGTGGTCAATCCACCTCTGCGCTGCTGCCTGGATGTCAACAGACTTCACCCAGTCAATGTCATTAGCAGTGCCGCCCCAGTATGGACTCTCCTGCGGGTCGGTCTTGCCAGTGACGTCCATCCACTTCTTGAACCAGTGGTGATAGACTGTGTACTCCTGCCACTTGTCACCCATCTGGTCAACGAAGTCGGGCGTTGACTTAGTATCGCCCTGTGTGATCTTGCGGCGTCGCTTGTAGGAGAGGAGGAACGCGGGCTCAATTCCACTCGTAGTCTGTGTGAGACAGGAGATCGATCCGACGGGTGCTGTGGTTGTGAGAGCAATGTTGCGCCGGCCAGTCGTCTTCCACATGTCGCTGTAAGATCCATTGCAAGCTGCGATCACTTTCTTCAGATAGGTGTGGTCCTTCTCCTTCTCGTAGTCCCAAACTGGGAAGGCTCCGCGTTCCTGTGCCATGATGAGAGAAGAACGGTGCGCACCGACTGCAAGTGACTTGTAGATCTCCTCTGTGACGGTGACGGACCACACGCTACCATATTGAATATTCATCGCAGCGAGAGCATCACCTAGACCTGTCACCCCGAGTCCCGTCCTTCGACCGTTGAGCCCTGCGGCGCGGATCTTGTTCCAAAGATCTCGCTCGATCCTCTTCACGTGATCAGGTTGCGGGTCCTTCTCAATCTTCTCGAGGATTCGGTCCACACACTCAACCTCAAGGTCCACCAGGTCATCCATCAGGCGCTGTGCCTTCATGACGACTGTGTTGAACCGATCAAAGTCAAAGCTTGCGTTGTCTGTGAAAGGCCTGTCAACGAACGATGTGAGATTAACGACCATCAAGCGGCAGGAGTCGTATGGGCTGAGTGGTATCTCACCACAATTTTTCACACAGATACCAGAAGATTCTATAAACTTGTCATCTGAATTTGAAGTAATCACAAAATAGTTGTGGTTATCATCAACAGTGATGTTATAGACATCTTCAAAGCCGACGAATTCCACAGAGGCGACCTTGTGGTTTCCAATGACACAGCTCTTGAAGTTGCTAAAGCTTTCAAATCTAAACTCATTAGAGATGTGTACTGGCGCACCGATGGACTTGGCATGTGATGTCCATGACCGCTTGGTGATCTTTCCATCGCGTGCGTAGATCTTCTGGCCCTCAGAAATTAGCTCTTCATTCGTGAAGCCGCTGAACCTTCCGTTGGTTTCTCCTGGATGAGATGCGAAGCTATGTTTCCACTCATCGTCCATCTGATGATAGGGATTGTTTTCCCCTCTCATTTTGGAGGCATGAAGCTCGCGATGGTCTTCGTGAAGAAGAACGGACAGGTTTTCGATTCGATCGTTGTAGCTGTCAAAATCCAAGTGATGGATTGCGTGAGTTTTCGCGTCAACTGGTCCGTCAAAGAACTCGTGAATGAGACGATACTGCCGTCTATTCCTGAAGCCGTCTCCCTTGAGCTTCTCTCCCGTATTACAGATCTGTCTGTATCCGTTTGAATCGAAGGAGTTGAATGGAACGATGCTATCACCAGACTTCAGCTCGGAGAGAGGAACATACACGAGATCCTTACGGAGAATCTTGTGATCTGGGGTGGCGCGAAGAGACGATCCATCATCCAGTGTTAGCTTCCAGACCTCTCTCTTTTCCCCGGTGAGACGGGGATTTCTGCCCATCTTTATAACAGTCCGTCCCGTCTTGAGGTCTGTAGAATAGACCGGAACGTCACGACCCTCTTGCGTAAGTTGTGCAATGCTTATTGCATTTCGTCCATCTGCGACCGCGATTAGGGAATCTCCCGTGATGCAAGGATTCGTTGAGATCGTCTTGTATCCTACATCACGATAAGCGTCAACGATGCCTTCATTGACGACTGTGTCCCAGAAGAGAGCGCCGGGTTCAGCAGATGCCCATGCTGCATCAACAAACTTATCCCAGATCTGCTTTGCATTGACAACACTTTTGATCTCAGCATCTTCCACAGCAGACTCAACAGGCCAACGAAGCGTGAAATCAGAACCACGCTCAACGGCCTGCATAAACTCGTCAGTGAAGCGGATGGAGATATTAGCACCCGTCACCTTCTTGAGGTCACGCTTGATGTCGATGAATGTCTCGATCTCAGGATGCCTGCAGTCGATCGTGAGCATGAGTGCACCACGACGTCCTCCCTGCGCAACCTCACGGGTGGAGTTGGAGAACCGCTCCATGAAGATGCCGATGCCGTCTGTTGTCCTTGCAGCATTCGTAGTGGGTTGACCCTTGGGACGAATGTTAGAGACATCCATGCCTACGCCACCACGTCGCTTCATGATCTGGACCTGCTCTTGATCGGCGAAGAGAATTCCGCCGTAGGAGTCGTGTGGCTGGTCGATGACGAAGCAGTTTGACAAGGACTGCAGTTGGTGAGAATTTCCAATTCCTGATAGGGGTGAGCCCTGGGGAACCACCTGCTTAAATCCATCAAGAAGAGAAAAGATCTCTTCTTCTGTCATGGGATTAGGGTACTTTGCTTCGATGCGAGCAAATTCCCGAGCTAAACGTCGAAATGTATCAGTGGGAAGCTTTTCAAGCCGTTTGCCATCAACATCACGCAGTGCGTACTTATTGAAGACATCAGCGGCAAGGTCATCCCCACCAAAATAATCGACAACGCTTTCATTCAAAGACATTCACAACTCCTTTCATTACAATACGTGTTCATCACTTACCGTTAATCTCTTCCCACTTCTCCTTGAGAAGCTTCTTCATGCTTGAACCATCTGCTTTAACAACATCGTCAACAGTCATCTCATTTGTGTCAATGAGCTCGAACTTAGACATCGATGTGTCAATCCTCATTGGGTAGAGCATTCCATCGCGTCCAGCACGATTCTTGGCAACGAAGATGCGTCCTGCTCCTGTTGCTTTTTCATTAGGCTTTCGAGAGATTGAAAGCACAACGTCGGCGACCATTGCTTTACCATATGCTTCTGACATGTTCTCAAGGCCTACAACTTCTGAGTTTGATGCTTCACGATTTGCCTGAGATGCTGTCCAGATTGGAACATTGAGATCCATGGACAGATTTCGAAGCTCTTCATAGACAAGCTTTAGTTCGTGTCGAAGTGAATCAAACTTACGAGATGACTTCATAATGTCAGCGTAGTCGATGATGATCACGCTGGGGACGAAAGACTTCAGTAGAAGCTTCTCAATGTGATTTCTAAGTGTCTGAACAGAAGGAGTACCCGTTGGATATTCCTTAATGATTAGACGGCCAAGTGAGTTGTTCTTATAGAACTCGATGACTTCTTCTTTTCTGTCTATGACATCACTGCTTGGAATACTGCAGAGATTAGAGTCATAACGTAGACCAACAGCGGTCTCAGATAGCTCAAAGGTATAGTGAACGACATTTTTGCCTGCACGTAAAGCCTCTGCACCCATTTGGACGAGGAAGTGTGACTTACCAACGCCTGTTGGTGCAATAACAACACCCAGCTCTCCACGACCAAGACCGCCATTCAAGACATCTTGAGCATCAATTTGTGGTAGTCCTGTTGGACAGGTGAGGCGTCTTGTCCTAATGAATCTTGCCTCTGAGTCCTCGAAGAAATCATGACCGATTGCAGCAGGTGTGCCTGCAGACAGCGCATTCTTCATCAGGTCCATGACAGAGTCAAGGTTGTCTGTCGCAATCATTTCGACAGCTTTCTCCAGCGCCTCCTTCATCGCCTGCTTCTTGCAGAAGTCAAGCGTCTTATCCTTGACGTACTGCACATCTCCCATGTCTGGGTTGACGCGGATACGCTGCAGAAACTCAACGATCTGGTCGCGAAGGATGACATCCTTACCCTCCTTCAGGTCGTCACGAATGATCGTGACAAGCAGGCTGAGCGTTGGAAAGTCCTTGTACTTCTGGTAGTAATCAAAGTACCGCTGCGTGAGAAACTGCAGGTACTTTAACTCAAAGAAGGTGGGTGACATGATCTCGATCATCTGTGTCGCCCAAGATCGGTCAGTTAGCAGGCCCTGGAAAATCTTTTCCTGGAACTGCTTGCCGTACTGTTTAAAGTGCGGATCGTGCATTTTATCCTGTCTGGATGTGTGAGAGGGCTAGGAAGAATTGGTCGACGTTGAACGTCTGGATCCCTTCGTGAATGAGGGCCCTTATGAACTCAATCTTATTACGTGTAGGCTTAAAAGTATCACAGATCCCGTTGATCCTCTCAATTTGGTAAGCAGCTAAGTTTGCCGTATCAAGATGAACGAGTGAGAAGTTTCTGTTGATGAGGATCTCGTTGTCTGCAATATTCTTGTATGCTTGAACTTTAGACCCACCTTCGACTTTAGATCTTGCTTCAATTAGAACTTGCTCAACGGATGTCTCCGTGGGCTGTGCAAGAGATGGAAATCTCTTTGCCAGCGTCTTAAAGCCAACGCCGTCAACACCTGGAATATTATCAGAATCATCGCCGCAGATTGCTTTAGCGACTGAGAAATTAACAGGGTGCACGCCAAATCTCTCAATGACATCTTGTTCTTGAACCAGCTTCTTCCAGGTAGGTGAGTAGATGATTGACCCGTCTGTGATAAGCTGATAATAATCTTTGTCTGCTGACAGAATGACCTTCAGCGCATCCTTAAAGTGATAACGTGACATGTAGCCAATGACATCGTCTGCTTCACAATCGGGCACATAGATTTGACATATTGGCGTCATCTTTAGAAGACGCACAAGTGTTTTAATCTGATAGTCTCTGCCAGAGACAGTATCAGGTATGTCATTCTCATAGAAGCGATTCAATCTTTCGGGCCGGCGGTGGCTCTTGTAGTCTTTGTAGATGGCGCGACGTCGTGGCGACCCGCCACCTTCCCAGACAACATAGATCGGATTTGGTTTAAAGCGCTCCACGATTCTCTTTAGATCAAGGAGAAAACCAACAATTCCGCCGACATGTTGACCATCATTACCCATTGCTGGGTGGGCGATGAAGTGTCGCAAGTACAGCCCCATCGCATCCACCAGCAATACGGTTTGTGATCTATTTAGATCACTCATTTTCCTCGTCGTCGTCTGCAACAAGGTCGGCGTCATCTCTTGTTCTCACCATGACTGCGTCAATTAGATCCTCAAGATAAGGCTTGTACTGGGGATCTTTGAGCATGTCACCAAAGTCTGACTTGTGAAACTTCTTCTCGATGAGTGTTGTTCCACTAACAGTATTAGTTACAGTGAAAACTTTCCACGCTGTCGTTCCAGACACGCAGATAATATTGTCACCGATCTGGCGCTCGCCGGCATCACGTAGGACATCAAAGATCTCTTCATGCTCAACGATGCCCTTTCCAAAGTGAATCTGGAAATTGGCAGTTCTGAACGGAGGTGAGACCTTATTCTTGATTGTCTTTGCAGAGACATTAATGCCAATGACATCATCATTCTTATTCTTAATCTGCTGACCCGCGCCCAACTTAAGTCGCACCGATGCGTGGAATGGGATTGCCATTCCTCCTGGAACTGTAGTTGGATCACCATGCAAAACGCCGATCTTAGTACGAATCTGATTTAGGCAGATCATCAGAACAGACTGGTCGCCGATCACACCTGTGATCTTACGCATGCCCTTCGAGATTGCTCTGGCTTGGAGGCCGATTGTCTCTTTATCGTAATCACCAAGGAGCTCTGCTTTGGGTGATGATGCTGCAACAGAATCCCAAATAATAGTAATTGGGACATCTTTCTGCATGGCCTTCGCCTTCAGAATTGTCTTTTCTGCTGTGTCAAAGACGTCTTCTGTGCAATGTGTGTCAACATACACAAATCGTCTTGTTACATCAACGCCCAAAGCCTGTAGATTTTCTACAGATGTAGCATTCTCAGTGTCAATGTAGACAGCAATACCACCCATTTGCTGGGTTGAACGTGCAATCTGCGTTGCGATGTGAGATTTGCCAATCGATGGTGGCCCAAAGATCTCAATAATTCGACCGACAGGCAGACCGCCACTTTTACGATTAGAAATGATGTAGTCAAGAAGTGTAGAGCCTGTCGACACCCAGCTTTTAACGTGTGTGGGTGACTCATCTTCAGCTAGATTGTATGCAATCCTTGAACCGTTTTCTTTGTTAAGTGACGAAATAAGCTCAGCAGTAAAATCACCACCGAGGTCGTCGGCACCTTTCTTTTCTTTAGGAACTCTTGCCATGTTTTCTCCTGTGAATACTATAACAGGACGTGAGCTAGATTACAACTCACGTCCTGCTCAGTTAACTTAGTTAAGTCAGTCGCCCATTAGATCTTCGAAGGCGTCGTCGATAGAGGAGTAGTTGCCTCCTGCCTTCTTGTCTGCCTTGGGTGCTGTATTCTGGACAGCAGAAGTCTTCTGGTTTGTAGTAGGGGTGTCATCATCGGTAGATGCCGGTCCGCCTCGAGTGGTTCCGTCCCCGTCCTGCATGCCACCGTTGATCCAGTCGTTGACGATCTTTGTGAGCTCATCATTGGACTTAAGCTCAAACATTGCGCTCACGTCTGGAATGTTGGATAGCCACTGCTTGGCAGTTCCTACGTTGGTGGTGAGATTTGACGACTTGCCGCGTGGCATGACCTCAGTCTCAGAGTACTTCTTACCAGGTGGCTTGAAGCACTTCACCTTCACATCGCGACCACTCTCGGGATCGGTGATGTCACCGTAGTCCTCATCGAGCATGATACCGAGGAGCGACTGGTAGACCTGCTTGCCGAACGCCCAGATCTGCACGCCCTTCTCTTCTTCGCCACGGACGACAACAGGAGCGTAGCAGCGCATCTTCGGGTAGAGCTTCTTGGCGAGCTCGTAGGACTCCTTAGTGCCCTCATCGCGAAGCTTGTTGATCAGATCCTGAATGGGATCAAGCTTGCCGAACTGGTAGGGAGCGAGGAGGCCTGGGTTGTTGCCGATGTTGTAGTAGAACCAGAGCTCCTTGAAGGGCTGGCCCTCGTTGTTTGGGAACGAGAGGAGACGAACCGTGTACTCCTCGCCCTCCTTGGGCTTCCAGGAGGAGTTGCTCTTCTTGTTGTTGCCAGACAGATTGTCGAGACGCTTACGCAGTGCGTCGAAGTTGATACCCATGATGTGATGTCCTAACGTTTAATGGTTAATGCTTAACTTCTAAAAGAAAGAGAGTTCTTTTTCGTAGAAGGGAAGCGAAGGTATCTTACGAACCAGCGCTTCATTTTATAATTATGGCCTACTTTTTGCTGTTTTCAGTGGGTCCTGCAAATATTTTGCGCCGTAGGGCTTAGCCATTCTGTCATAGAACTTGCGGCGACTCTGCACAGGGCCGCCTGGCCCGTGGAGGGGCTCGACATAACCTGCGATCGCGCCAACTCCTGAGAACTCTTCGAGGTCAGCCTCAAGCTCCTCGTGCTTATCGAGGTCTACTTCGTCTGTCATCATCTCGCTAAGTGGGCGCTGGAAGTACTGCTTCTTTCTCAACTTAAACCACCTTGGAAGCTTCCGTGGCCCTGCCAGCTTGCTGGTGTTGATGCTGTCGATGTTGAATCCGTCCAGACCATCTTCCTGCGGATCTGGAACGGTGCTTCCCATCGAAAGTGAAAAGGTGGTATCAGCACTTGTGCTCATACCACCTTGTGAGGGACGCCCTGGTATATATGGCCTGGCTATTCTCTGCGCGAAGTCGTCCCCGCCTCCGATAGCACCAGCGACGGGGATACCCGTTGTGCGACCGGAATACCAACCTGATTTGGGCTCTTGCGTCTTACTCACACTACTAACTATCTCCTACCTTCTCTTTCTGGTAGATTATCCGAGCAGCTGTCTGTGTGAGCAGAGTGAGAGGGGTCTCACCACCAATGTAGAACTTATTCTCGTCAAGTGACGGTCCTTGCGCGGCGGCGATCGCGACCCACTCGTCTGTTGTGAGTGAAACACCTGCAGCTTGAAGCAGCGCTAGAGATCGATGACTGTGAGGCATCTTGGGTAGCGCAGGATTATAGACGTAGAGGATGCCTGCCTTGTCGCGGTGCCAGTCGGATGTTTGTGTCAGGTAGTAGTCGGTTGTCATGTCACCTACACGCCCGATGTCATGGAACAGACCTACAATCAGCATGCTCTCAGGATCGACACCGAAAGATGCCGCGCCTTCCAGCGCTCGCATCGTCTTGACGACGTTGAGGCTGTGCTCGATGAGGCCACCGGGCTTTGCTGTTGTCTTCTCACGTCGGTCGTGCCCAGGACAGATGACAAGACGCTCTCCAAGGTCGTCAACCAGTTTTAGAAGTGCATCTGATCTACTGCCGCACTTCTGCGTCAGCTTGCGGAAGATATTGTAGTTACTTTCGAGGTTGTCGGTGCTCATGTGTCTATTGTCTTCAACTTGAGGGGCATTTTACAATCGAGTGTTGGGATGAAGATCCCCTGCTTGACGCGATCCTCGAGGTGCAGCACAGCATCAGGAGACAGGTCTACCATTAGTGCGTCATGGATGAGGTAGAGTGGCGTCATCTCAATCTTGTCACGCTCGAGCTCATCAAGCAGGTGAGTGAAACCTTGACAGACAACATCGACTGCAGTAGACTGGACTGCGTAGGCAACGAATGGTGACTTCTTCTCGCACTTGATGATCCGCCCGTAGTGGTTCGTGATGTGACCCTCGGCGTCAAACTGCTCCCGAAGTCGCTTAGTCAATGCATCAACACCGAAAGCATCACGCACCTGGAAGAGGAGATCATTAGCGTGAGGAATGTCAGCAAACTTCTTAGCAAAGTTGGAAGGCGTCATTCCGTACAGTGCAGACATCGTTGCAATCTTAAGCACATCACGTGGAACCTGCACCTCAACCTTGTCTGCTGCCCAGGAATAAGCATCTCCATCGAACTTCTTGCCCTGCATTGCCAGGCAGACGCAGGGTTCAAGTGACGTGAAGTCAATCTGGAGGATCTTGCCACCTGCATACCGGCTCTTAAAGATCTTGCGGTACTGCTTGTCAAGTGTGAGGATGCTAGGACCGTCAGCGATCGACATGCGTCCCGTGACCGATGACCAGATGTCGTATGTCGATCGAGGTGCGAGATCACCGTCAGTGGGCTTAAACGCTGCAACACGATCGTCATCGATCTGCTTGATGACATTAATGTCGACGTGAGGTTGCTGCAATCTCTGCAGCAGTCTCTGTTGAACTTGATAGTCACGGCCATAGTAACTGTCAGCCCAGCGGTCACGAAGTTCTAGGAGATCAGCAGAGAACTTCTGGAGCCATTTCTTGAAGACGTGGGGAGGTAAGGCTTGTGACCAGGGAGGCGCCGATCCAATCAATTGCCAAGCATTTACGTGACTACTTTGAGGTTTATCAGTAACATGACTGCTTGTTGCAAGTGCAATGTGATGCAGACTATTTTTCGTGCCGCTGAATGTCCAGTTCCAGACACCATCAGGTGTTTCATCTAGAAGGATGCATGTCCCATTTTCTCCAAGTAAGACATTGCATGTTGTGCCTAGAAAGTTCTTATCGATGACTATTTTAGAATTCATCAATAAATCATAGATACCAAACTTAATTTTTATTCTAACCTTTTAGATTCAGCTTCATATTCTCTACGTGCTGTCAAACTGTCTTCTGAAGATTTTGTAGGAGCTGATACTTTAGTCTTGTCGGCGGGTTGTGCTTTCTCACTGGGCTTCAATGTCTTATTAAATTCCTCGAGCATTGTCGTCAAGCTCATCACTGAGCCTTGACCCTTATACGTCAACGTGAGATTAGTAGTGAACTCGCCTGGTCGAAAATCATGTTTGACAGAGGTGACGTAGTAGAGCGCGTCGAGGGTGGTGCCTGTGCCCAGGTCGAGATAGATCTCCTGTCCGCGCTCAATGATGGGGAGGCCGATCATTGAGACTGTCACCGCACCTGGAAAAAGTGTAATCTCACTGACATCGGTTGATGCATCTGACTTGCTACGGCCTAGAAACAAGTCCTTCCCCATGTCGATGATGTTCTGCTGGGCGATCGCATTGTTGATATCAGTCGAGACGTTGACAGACTTTAACATCGAATTTGTCGCGCCGTAGACGATGCTCGGGAAGGCTCGCTTAAAGACGTCTTTTGCCAAGTCAGGCGTGATTTTTACACCGTCTTTGCCACTCTGTTTGACGTAGTTGTATGCACCGATTACCTTATCAAAGTTTGGTGATGCATTTGCATCGTAGATGATAATCTGTGCAACCAATTTTTCAGGATTTACAACGTAGTCTGCAACAGTTTTTTTCTCTTCATCGATGTACTCTTTAGCTGGAATGCTCCTGATGATGTATCTGATGTTAGGTGTTGTAAAGCCTGGTGGCTTTTCAAATGTGTCTGGTGGTGGCGGCTCAGGTTTAACGTCTTTTTTGACATCAGCAGGATCTTTTTCGGGCCTTTGTGTGTCATCAACTTTAGTCGCGGCGTATTCTGCCAGGTTTGAAATTCCATACAGCGGTTGCTTGGGATTACTAAGGTAGTTTCCAAGCAACGATAGCGCATTTGAGACACTTGCGTTCTGTGCAAGCGAACCCTGCTGCTCTGCGCTTTTAATGACATCTGCAATTCGTATGGGTGCGTCAGCAATCTGCTTTCCTGCCATCTTGCCAGCAGCATCATTAAATTTAAATGTGTGGATCTGAACTTCAGAATAGAGGCCCATGGACGCCAAGGGCAAGCCGACCAAAAGTGAGAGGTAACCTGCGATAGACGTAAAATCTTGTGCGGCTATTTGACTGCCGTATATTGATTTTAAATTTGTGAAGTTATCAGCAGCAGGTGGATAACTTTCCACAGACGGAATATTTTTTCTAATTATGTCAAAAATCTCATCGTTCTTGTAGTAACCTGTTTGATCTAAAATCTGTTTTAATTCAGAAATTACTTCAGATCTAGTTTTAGGTGATGCATTGTCTGCCTGTGAATAGTCCCACAATATCTGCATAAATGATGCGTCGATCATGTCTGCAGTTCTAGATTTATCGATCAAAACTGATGTTAATGCTCTAACCTCTTCTTGCGCAGATTCTTCACCAATTTCTGCAGAAATTTCCGCCTTAAGCAACTTATTCAGCATCTGTGATGCGTAGGATCTTGTTATGAAGCCACCATTTAAAATTGATCCATTGACAGCGTCGAGCGATCCGCCGCCGATGAGACGCAAAGAGATGTTCATCGCTCCGCCTTCTGCCATCGTCATATTGTATGACGTAGGCGCAAAGATCTCTCTGTAACGCAAGGCATTGAGGTAGCGGGCGACTGGATTGTCAAACTTTGCTTCACCGTGCGGATGTGTCCATCCCCATTCAATTTCAAAGTACAGAGATGAGAAATTACCTACAGATACAAGCGGTGAGATGTCAGTCAGCCTTGATCGATCATGAAGTGTAATTGACAAATCAGCCGTTTTTTTCGACATTAATGCAATGCCTACAGATTCAATGCCAATACTAAAACTGTTGAGAGACAACAACGGGACTGAGCTGTCTAGGCGACGAGGATTTGACAGCACTTCTGTGGGATCAGGGAGTAGTGTTTGGGGTGCAAAAAATGTCTCTGAACTTATGACTTTGCCGCTTCTTAACTTTTTTACTACAGAAGTCGGTGCGTTCGATGTAAAAGGAACTGCTTCATAAAATATTTTATCTCTTGTAGGGTCTGTTGTTTGACGTAGAAATGCGGACAGTGACAATTTTGAGTTGCGTGCTTTTTTCTTCGCAAAACGATCGACAATATTGATCCGGAAGTAGGGCACGCACATTGACATATTAATACTGTCGATAGCGTTAAAAAAGACATTACAATAGTCAGATGCTGCTGATGCTGGGTCGAGATATTTCGAAACATGCCTGTATAAAGCTACATGTGGGAAAATATCGTTTGCGGCATCGGGTGATAGGTTTATTAAAGGTGATATGATAAACTTGTCTAAGCCTTTAATCCCAGCTTGTCTAGATTCATTGCTACTCTTAGATGCAGCTAGCTGCTTTTGTTGTGCCGCTAAGCTTGTTTGCTGTCTTTCGAGATCAGCAATTTGTTGGCTAGGTTTTGGATTTTGTGCGTTTAAAGTACCCAACTGTGCTTTTACACTAGCAATATCTTGATTAAGCTTGGTGATTTTTTCTGTAATTTCTTTATTTTCTTTATCAATTAAGTCAGACACTGCGTTTGGATCTATTATAAAATTGCTCTTATTAATTCCGACAGAATTATACAGACTTTCGCCATATTGACTTTCTCTTGCACCAAACACATTGATGTCACCTACTTTACCAGAGGCGTCACTCGGCCGTAGATTTAGCTGCTTGAGGATTTCTGGCATATCTTTTGTGAGGAAAGCGCCATCGGGTGATAAAATGGTTGCCATTGCAAGCGACCGATTTGATTGATTATTACTTTCTTGTGGTGGCTGCCCAGGTACTACAGGCTTGCTAGTAGCTGCTCCGAGTAAATCTTCACTGCTTCTTAGCGACAAATAATTGCTAAGTTCGACGTACGCTTCTTGAAGCTCAGATGTAGGTGTTTTTAACATATCAGCGTCCGATGCTCAGGGCAGCGTCGAGATTCTTAGGGATCTTGATGACTGTACCTGGTGGGCACTGCAGTGCCCAACCAATACCACTTGCAGCTGCGATAACCCACCAATATCTTCCATTGCCGTAGTACTGACCTGCGAGGTGATCGAGTCGCTGCCCCTGTGTCAAGACGATTGTATCAGCCTCAAGCTCACCTGCGAGTACTGCGTTGAAGATCGTTGTGCCGCCCAACCAGTTGCCAATTCCTTGACCGCTGTTGATACGGCTGACAAATGTGTATCTGCTTCTTGCCATTACTTCTTCACCACGTTAGAGGCGCCCTGCCTAGAGAAGTTTGTCCGCGAGATCGTTCCACCATCGTCGTGCGGATCACCTGCGATCGTGTTCATGATAGAGCCAACGTTATGTGTCGGAGCACGCATGTAACCGCTCTCATCAAGTCCCGGTGGAAGGTCGTGCATGCACTCGAAGGTGATTGTTACCTTGGTGCCCATTGGCGCTCGGGCGCCCCAGTCAGTTTCCCAGTTGAAGTCGATCCAGTTGAATGAGAGCTGCTTGATAACGCCTGCAAGGCCGCGACCCCTGTTGTGCTCAAATGATCTGACAATTGCGTTGTTCTCGGGTGACATGAAGCCCTTGATGCCTGAGTCGGCTGCATTGTCAATGAGACCTGAGACATTTAGATTACCTACAGCAGCAACTGTGTCTACAACAGATAAAACTGCATCTACAGCGGATGATATAGGATCAATGATAAGCGCAGCAGGTGAGAAGATGTGCCCAAGATCTGGTTGCAGGTCGTCGTGTGTGACTAAAATTCTCTCACCCGTTGAATTGTCACTCTCGCCGTCTCTCTTGATGGGTATAAACTGTGAAGGATCGATCACAGACACAACGTATCTTGTTTCTCTTGTGGGTGTATCTTCATCAGCAATGGCATTAATTGTGCCCCAGGGCGGGTCACGGAATGTTGATCTATCAGTACGAGGTTTTTGACGACTTAAAACGAAGACTTTAAGTGCTCTTCGCGCAGTGAACTTACCTATCAAATTTCCAGATGCATCAACTGTGTCATATGCACGCTCTCTTGGCTTTAGATAAGCAATTGTTGCTATAGGCACAAATCCTATATTTTGAGCTCCGTCAATATCAGATAGACCTGCTATCCCTTCAAGATTTGTAATTCCGGGATTATCAGGATTTTGAGAGAAAGCTGTCATCAACCCGTATCCCAAGGGATTGACAAATCCATTGACTAAGAAGTTTGATGCAACATTTGTCACAGTTGTGTTTAAAACATTACCAATATTTTCTCCTCCTAAGCCTGCGACAGCTGCTGCTGCACTCTTGACAGGCGAGCCGAAGAGAGAATAAAATGCGCGCATTCGATATTTGTCATAATAAAAAGATCCTGCAAGCAATGATGCAGGATTTGCAAGCGCACTTAAAAATGATTTTGTACTTTTTCCTGCATCAAAATTGCTCACATCTATTCCTTCGCTACCAATTCCGAAGAAACGTGCTAGATTAAAGCGTGAGTAGTTGCTCTTGACGACATCACCAACGCGCAGCCTTGTAATCGGGGTTGCTCCAATAACTTGGCTAAACGGCTGCTCAAATGTGGTGTCACCATTCTTGTTGTTATTTACTCTCTGACCTTTTGTGTACTTGGGATAGGTCGATGCAATTAGACGATTGACCTTGTACCACATCTCATCAAAGTCGTCACGGGAAGTCGCTGCAATCGTGAACTGTAGTGATATCGTGCGTGTGGTGGATGAGTACATCTGGATCGGATCAGCCCGCCCATATGCCTTGTAAGTGGTGTAGTTGGCTGCAAATGAGTCCGATAGCTGCTCCAGGAATGCATGAAAGGAGATGATCTCGTTTGTGCGAAGATCATGGAAGTAGAATGGGACGTACTCGGCATCGAGTTTATCCTCGATGATCTTGACAATGTCACCGGGAATGCGTGCCTTAGCACCTTTCAGTGTAGGATCTGTGTAAGTCTTATCGATTAACGATGATGCGAGCATGCCTCGGGCCGGGTTTTCGCCCGTCAGAAGGTTGCCCATCTGCAGAGATGCACGGACGACGTCGTCCGACAGCATGTAGAGACCGGGCAGGCTGCTTCCTCGCCAGCTTAGCGCAAGTGGTGAGCGTCCCGAGCCCTCTCTGCTCTTCGAGATGCGCGTGCCTGCTGTCACAGGTAGGTCGTCAACTTGCTCGATCCCGGCGGCTGTCTTTATATCCGAGCCAATCGTATCTGGGTCGAATGACTTGCCTGTCACCTGGAGGATGACGTCTCCGACTGTAGCAAAAGCGTTCATCATCTTGATGGCCTTGCTTCTGCTAAGATCGATGTAGTACTGTGGTGATAGGCTATCTGCAACGTCGCTAGGTACACGCATCTGCCTGATAGTGTCAACTGCAGACTTTGCAACTGCCTCCCAGAATCCAGGTGACGACGGCATCGCTCCGTAGTATTCTCCGATCTGTCGCGGCGTTCCACTTTTGCTTAGATCTTTACCTAGCATGACTCCCATGCCTGCGACAACAGCATCCTTATACTTGTTACGAGTTGGAACATATGTGACGCCCAAGATCATTCTGTGCATCGCATTCACTCTGCTGTAGATCGATCCGCCCATGAAGTAGGGTCCTAAACTCTTGAGCTCGCCTGATGACGTCTTGGCACCATCAGGTTCCTGGACAAGGTCGTCGTTGACCAGCTCTGCCAAGCGGTTGATCGCGAGAAGCGCCTTTGCTTGTGCCAGATTTGCATTACCTTTACGGGACGTGTCAGAGAAGGGTGTCTCAGACGTATAAGACGTCGTTGTCTGCTCAGAGTAGGGTGCATCTTCATCGGGTGGCTTGACCACACCACGGTCGGCGCGCATGGAGGCACCCGACGCTTGCTTGGGATAGCCCGGTGCGTTGGATGCCACCGTGTCGTCCAGTGTGATCGTGTCGTTGCCTCGCTTAGTGGCAAGCTGATTGGCGACGGTGCTGATACGACGAGCGTCGGGATTGATGCCCTGTGTGAAGAACTGCTCGATATCTTGAGGCTCGTTCTCGCCTTCAGGCATATTGTAACCTGCGGCTGATGCGATCAACCAGACACCTACGTTTCGCAACCTGTCATATGTGTATGCCTGGGATGTGGCGCTGTCATCTTTGTCGTAGTCACCGAAAGCCCGCTGTGCCGATTGCAGTGGTTGCTGGTCAATCTCTTCGATTGTTATGCGATTTGGTATTGCAACAGTTGACAGTGAGCCGGGTTCAACAGGAGGAGCAGCACGGTTATTATTGTCAAGTGTTTGCAGTACGCCTGTCTGCATCTTGCCGCTCTGTGTAGCTGTGTTGACTGGTGTGTCAATCTCTGGATTACCTGTCAAATCAAGGCGGCGTCCCGTGACTGCCGCAAGTAATCCGTCCCCGCTCAGATCAGGATTACCGCCCGTCTTGTCGAGGTAAGATGCAATGGGATAGTCAGTTGAGTCTTGAATACCGCTGTTAGATAGCTGCATCGCCTGGCCCAGCGTTGTGCCTGGCCTGACGAAGACACGCGATGCACCCTGCTGGCTAGGATCCTGTAGTTGATCGCCACGGTTAGATGTGGGTGCCTCGTCACCTTGAGGTGTAAGCTCATAGAGGTTGCCGCTCTGCTGCGTTAGGAATGAGACGTATGCTGCTGCAAGGCCGTCAAGTCCGAGGAGCGGATCAGTAGTGTTCGGATCGATCCCGAGGTCATCACCTTCATTGACAGCACTGACTGGTGCAGTGCTGGCGGGATCGGGAGACAGTGTGATGGATGATGCACTCGACCCGCGGGCGGCGAGAAAATCTCTAAGCGTTGCTCTTGTTTGCCTGCTTTCTGCCACGATCGATGATCTCCTCGATGATGCTGGTTAATGATGTCTCAATCTTACTTATCTCTGTCTCTGAGATCACGGGTGGCGTCGAGGGTGTGACGCGGTCGAGTTCCTTCTCAAATTGCTGTAGTGCTGCCTGTTCTTCAACTGTCAGATCTAAGAAATCTCTGATGTGCATTAGGCTATCCCACCGAAGACGCTAGGCTTGTTCATCATGATGTCGCGAAGGACGAGATCAGTCAGCTGACCCACGTCTAGCTCTATCCGGAGGGACGTCCCCACGCTCTGCAGTGAAGCTCGAACAGCGTCTGAGACTGCAGGTAAGTTGTTTCGCTGTGCGGTTGCGGGTGCAGTCACCGGCTCAGGTGGGGGTTTGGCGACGAGTGCATCCCGCTTATCAAGCGTGAAGGTCTTCTCATTCATTTCGCCAAAGTTTGCTGTGACAACTGTGCTGCCGCCCGGAGAGACATAGAGATCCTGGGCGGTTCCTCCGGAGGCGGCGGGTCCTCCGGCGGTGGCTACGGGTACTTCACCTGCGAGGGCGGCAGCCTTCATGAAGCCTGGATGGTTCTTCTCAAAATCTGTCGCAAGACGATCGGCTTCAGCTATTGCTAGTGTTACTGCTTGCAAGATGCCTGTGATCGCATCTCCAGTCAGCTTTGCGTTACTGAGGACGCCTACGAGGATTGTTGACATTGCTTTGACTTGCTGCCTAATCTGCTCAGTAAATTTCGGTGCAGTCTCAGAAGCAATTTTAGAAGCTGCATCATTGATGCTGTCCGAGATTTCTCTTGTGCGCTGTATGTAGATGTTAGACGTGTTCTCATACCTGTTGGCAGCACGCTGGGCTTGTTCTATCATATCACCTGCTGCCCTGTTCATTTCACCTGTGATCTTGACTCGTCCTTTGACGATCTCATCGAGCGCTATCTGACGCTCTGTTTCTGTCGTTCCTGAACTTTCGTAGAGAGCGGATGCATCTTCTTGCCTTTTTGTGAGATCATCAAGGTTTCGTGCTGATCCGTCCATGATGCCACGCAGGCCCTCCATTGTGATGCCCAGCTGCTGCGTGATCATCGTGCGATATGTCTGAGGTAGATCCTCAAACGTCTTTCCTGCTGCCATGAAACCATCGCGCAGGCGCTGGATGAACTGTGCAGGATCCTCAAACTTGAGGGTCATCATCTCAAGAGCGTCAAAATTTGTTCCCAATGCTGCGTTCAACTGGCCAACAGCACCTGCTGCGGACTCAAATGTGTTGAACTTCCCCATCACATTCTGGAGATCACTGATGCTCAAGTGAGCATCGTGCGCTGCAGCAGAGATCTTTGCCAAGTCTTCCGCTGATCTAAACCCGAATGTGTCAAAATTGTTTGACATCTTGATGACATCGCTGATGATGAGCTGGCTGCTATAGCCGAATGCTTTCTCACCGTATGTCGCTGCTTTGACGACTGAATTGAAGTAGTCTGTGCTTGCCTCTCCTGTATTGATGTAGTTCAAGCGCACAAGCTCTGTCGTCTGTGCCGATGTGATCCCAAATGCCTTAATAGCGGTGCTCATGCGCATCGTGTCGTCGACAACCGCCCGCGCGCTCTTTTCATCGTTAATGCGCTCTGAGAATGTCTTTGTCAGTGTCTCATCAGCCAAGAGTTCAGTCAGGGGACGCATAGCAGCTTCTGCACTACCAAAGACAACATCGATCGGGACGCCCTGTATCCGAAAGAAGCTATCAGGTATCATCTTATCGCCGTCTTTTAGAAAACCTGTTGAAAGCCCAAAGAACTTCCTAGCTGCAAACTGCCCTTTCTGGAATGCGTCGGCACCGGCGCCGATGCTGCCAATGACTTGCATTTGAGCTTCTGTTAGATCTTGACCGCCTACTTTAGCCAAGGCACCCAAGTTGCTGTAGTACGTCCTTGTGCGAGCAAGATTGTCTGCTTGATAGGATCCTATCTCTTCATTGAATGAACTGACATCTTTAGCATACAATGCGTAGAAGCGCGACGATCCACCGATCGCTTCAGAAATTGAGGTCACAAAGTCGTAACGATCTTCAGAGATACCTTCCAGTTCATCTCTAAATGAGATAAGTGTATCAATTGTCGCTGCTGTTGATTTTTGTAGAAATTCTGTGGCACCTTTTGAGTCTGTTATCGACGATCTTGCACCTGAAGACGCACTCCCAACGTCTCGATAAGATCTTGCTAAATCGGTGTTAAGGCCTACGCTTCTTATTACTTGAGCGTTTGCACTCGTCAACGATGTTGTCAGGTTTTTGTGTTCTTGTACTTGCTCTGCTGTAAGTTGAGCTGCACGCCCTTCTAGATAATTTCTATCTTTCAATAGCGCAACTTCTCTTGCAATCGTATTCGCAAGAGCAGTTTCTACTTCTAGAAGTCGTGCACGAGTTTCAACTGTAGGATCTGCCATACTTCACACTCTTACGTTTATGTATTCGTCTACTGCACTTTCATGAGAGGTGTATCAACGTCATCCATAGCAGACGTGTGTCTAGGTGTGTTGTACTTTATCAGACGATCTATGAACCAACGTCGATAACGAACAGGAAGGTGGTAGATTACGTCGTACGACATGCGCATGTGCATCCCGAGGATGAATGTCTCCTCGAGAATTATTTCACGGTGCTCAGGTCCTAGGCCAAAAAAAGGATGGGCCAATCGGTAGGCCCACCTCACTCTCTGCACTGCAGCTTGGGCATGTCATCTGCACATTCATGTCAATGCCAGGCTCATTCTTCTCAATGTAGCTGCGGAGAGCACGGCTGTCTCCAGCAGGCATGTTAGAAACAAATGTGCTGATCTTGTTCTTATCTGTGATGCCTTCAATTGAGATAATCTGGTGTGCGAGCTTAGTTGTCACTGGGTTCTCTGCTGCGTCGCCGAGGA